CCTCCGTAACGCTATTAAAAGCCATATTCCTAGCAACAATTGTTGCGTCAGCGATTTTTGCGCCGGTCACTGCTTTGTCATTAATACTATTCGTTACAACTTGACTGTTACCTATGTTGCTACTTAGAACTTGACCAGTTCCAATTTTGGCGGAGGTTACGGCACCATTGGCTAGTTTGTCTGTTGTAATGTTTAGATTTTGGATGTTGTTTGTGGCAACAGCGTCATTTGCCAACTCCGAATTGCCTACGGCTCCTGAAGCAATTTGCCTTTCTGTAACCGCATCTGCAGCAATTTTTTCCTCTGTTACTGCATCGTTTTGAATGGCAGCCGTATCCACCGCACCATTTGCCAATTCCGATACACCAACCGAATCGCCAGCGATTGCATCATCAGTCACCGAATCTGTGGCTAACTCATCTTGAGTAACAGAATCAGCAATAAGTTCGGAAGTTCCAACCGAGTCGTTCTGCATCTGCTGAAGAGCAATAGCGTCAGCGGCAACTTGGTCATTGGTTACTGCATCAAAAGCAATTTGGTCTGTTGCTACAGCCTGAGGCTGGATGGTTGTTCTAGTAACAACATGGTTTGATAACCGTGATGGAGAAGGACGGCCCTCAAGGTAGCTAAGCCTTCTCTGCATCTCTGTGAGGGAACCGGTTAGTCCCCGCCTACTCGCTCTTCTTCTAGTTGCCACGCTGGTCTACCTTCCAATCTGTAATAAGTTCTAATGTCACTGTTTCCGGAAAAGACGGGTTGTCTGGGACAGAGACCTCGTAGGTGTCTATCTTTCGAACCAAGATGTCGCTTCTCGGTTCTTGGTCGCTCGCCAAACGCTGCTTAACAAATTCATCGTCAATGATGAGAGAGCACCAATCTCCCGGAAAATAGCTCCCAACAACCGGAGAAATTGTCCCGTTCACTGTTACTGATATAACTCCGATAGGCGGTCGTGATTCGTATAAGAAGTCTTCTGCATACTGATAAAGAGTTAGCTCATCTTGAATCTCGTCTAGCTGCTCTTTCTGGTCCAGCAAAGGCCAGCTCCTGCCAGTTGGATTATCAAGCATGTCTTTTGCAGATGCGCCTGCATACGGCTGGCTGGCGTCGTCTGTCAAGTCTTCAATGTTGCCAACAACGAAAAATCTTGTTGCTGCAGATTCTGCACTTTCCTCAACGGAAAATTCAACAATGTTTCCCGGATACTCGAAGACATTTAAATTTGCCCCTAAATCAGAGACAGCGTAAAGCTCCCCGGGGGGAGGTGCTTCGGCTAATTCAATTGGGAATATTTTGAATGTTCTTGTAAAAGAAGAAGTTGTGTAGTCGTAGTCGCAGTCAATGCGATAGTCGAATCCGCCCTCGACAGTGTTGGAGTACTCTTCTAGAATCTCTCCAACTGTTTTCTGTTCGAATCCTCGGTATATCTGAATATCTCCATAAAAACCGCTAAGGTTAAAGTTCTCAAACTCGATACCGATATCTGAGTTAGACGTATAGCTTCCGTAGTCGCCATAGATAAACTTTGAGCCAAAGGTTGCTTGACCACCAGCTACTCCTTCGGTTGGTACATCAAGAATCCCACCGGAGCTAAAAGTGAAGCTGTTTGCGCTCGGTGTTCCCGTAATGGTGAATCGCCCATTAAATGTGGTGTCCAGACGACCAGTGAAAAAAGCATCTACGCCTTCAACGATTACTGTTTGTCCGACTGAAGCCCCATGAGGCTGGTCAAGAGTAAGAGTTGCAACATTGCTTGTTAGAGATTTGCTGATGGCGTTGATGGAACGAATCCCGGAAAGCGAGGTCCTAGCAAGGTCTGGACCGGAAAGCTGATAACGAATCGTTCTTGAGTTAGGCACTTCGATGATTGTGTGAACACCGTCCAAGCCAGAGCCCACCTCAACTACTTCTATTTCTTGCCCGGGAATCGCTTCGTGGTCAGCAGAGGTCCTCAGGGTGACGACGTTTGACGAACGCTCCTTTGAGATAACGGAAGCTTGATACTCTTTAGCGGGTTTAATTACTTCGTTGGCAAATGCAAGACCGCCTAGGTCGGTTGAGGCTTGATAAATGAGATTGCGAGCCAAGTCATAGCCATCGACAAGACTCCGAACTGCGCCAGCAGTGCTAAGACCGCTTGAGTTGGCTGAACTGGTTGAAAATTCAAAGGTAGTTGCGGATGTAACAGCCGTAATCTCTTGAACACCGTCTACTGTTGGATTTACAAAACCAATTCTTACTTTGTTGCCAATTCTAAAGCCGTGAGGAAATTCTGTAGTAATAGTGGCTGTTCCGTTAAATGTTTGGTAGGCAGCCACACCCACAAAATCTGACCCGTATTGAATTGTCTGCCAGATGTTTCGATGATAGAAGTAGCTTATGAACTCAGCGCCAGACACTTCAAGGGTCTGCGAGTTTACGTTGTAGTTCCTACTCCAAATCATTCCGCCCCAAACGCACACACCGTTTCGCATAATATAAATACCGGTACGACCGGGCATAGTTGCTTCGTAGAGGTCTAGACCTTTAGTTGCCTCAACGAATGCGATGGTTCCGCTGAACTCACCAGCACGGCGATTTGCACGAGAGAAACTCACCTCTCTAAAAGGAACTTCAGAGATGATGTTGTTGCTCAACAGGTCTGTGAGAAAGTACCTGTACTCAACTGTCTCTTGGAATGTCATCTTTTTCCCGTCTTTGTGTTGCTAGGCCAGCCAGCCCGACCTGTAGAAAATCCTTAGGTTTGCTTCTCCTTCAGGAGCTCCTTCGTCTTGGAACTCAATAATATTCTCACCGGGAGCTAGCTGAATGAAGTCAGCAAGCACATCAATCCGACCACGAGCCCCAACGACTTCTCCGTTGAAGGCAACCTCACGATTCTTTGTGTCAATTTCCAAAATCTCGGGGCTGAGAAGAGCATTACCAGACAGACCGGGAGTGAATTGCACGTTGTTCTTCTTGATGACTGAGCCGAATGCTTCTGTTCTTGAAACATCCTCCGAGACCCCCGCTGTTCCAGTTGCAGCAGAAGAGGGGAGGCTTCCAGCAACAGTTGCGGTCCCGTCTGGGATAACAGCGTCCGACTGGATAGTCCCAGACATCTCAATAAACGCACCAGTTGGTTCTGTGGAGGCGACATTGCTCATTGTCTTGGCATACTGCAAAGTGTTTGACGATGGAATCGCCGTGACTTCGTATGTACCGTCAACATCTCCAGTTCCAGTAATAATTACCTCTTCGCCAAAGATTGCACCATGAGCACTGTTGGTTGTGATAGTGACAACATTTCCTGTCACTTGGTAAGACTTAATCACTCGACTCTTAGAGAAAACAGTCGCATTAGACACTGAAGCAGAGACTAAAGCAGAGCCATTGTTTGCGTAGGTAAACGTCGTGTTGCTTGGGAGAGTGGTGATTGTGTGCGTCCCGTCGAAACCGCTCCCCACGCCAGAGACCGTTACTTGCTCCCCCACCACGAAGTTATGCGCAGCAGATGTTGTGATAGTGGCAACATTTCCTGACCTAGCCCTGATGCTTACAGACTTTTCTGTAGCACGAGTTCTTCGATATGAAAAAGTTGTTGAGGTCAGTGAGTCAATGAAATAGCCACCGTTCAAGGATAGGTCTACTCCAGAGACGTTAACTCCCTCGTCTTGAACAAACCCGTGGGGGCCGGAAGTAGTCAGAGTAACGATGTCATTAGACATCTCTTTATTGATAATACCTCTGGCGTTTGTTCGAGTAGCTGCGTAGCTGAACTGCGTAGAAGACGGAATGGCAATAATTTCGTAAGTGCCGTCAAAGTTGGTATCAACCCCCGACACCGTAACACTCTCTCCTAGAATAAAATTGTGCGCCTCGGATGTAGTCAGGGTTGCAATGTTAGAAACCAGAACTTTAGAAATAATAGTTCGTGGCGGAACACGGGTCTTGGAAAAAGTCAAAGTGTTTACAGTAGGAGCTGAATCAACTGTGTAGTTGCCGTCGAACACGCTGTCAACTCCACTAACAGTGATTGAGTCCCCGGGGGAGAATCCGTGCTCTTCTACTGTTTGGAGAGTAGCTACACCGTTGAGCAGCTTCTTGAAAGCGACTTCTTGCACCTCAGCTGCGTCTGCATCAAACGTAAATGTGGTGCTTGTTGGTACAGAGGTGATTAGGCGCTCACCATCAAACTCGGTGCCGACGTTCGACACAAACACGATGTCTCCTTGCCGGAAACCGTGCTGACTGGTTGTGGTCAAAGTTGCAACATCCTTAAGTTGGTCAACATCAAAAGACAGTTGCTTGTTGACGACGCTTGCCGAGCTGCTACCTTTCAGTCCCTGAGTGAGGATGATGAGTTGCTCTGTGGTTCGGTTAAAAATAGTTGCCGGTGAGACAAGAGTTCCTACAACTTCTAAATAGCAAGGAACCGGGTAGTTACCGATGTTTGTAACATTTACGGACCCCGTGTATCCCTGAGTGAGGTTCCTTGCCGGAAGCTCTACGATTTCATATCCGTCTGGCTCTTGGTCATTCCACGAATATTTGATAGGGTCTGCGGCACGGAGGCCGATAGAAAAGTCTGTTCTACCCCTTGAGTTCGTAGTGTTGATAGAAATTTCCCCGTTGAGGCGAACAAAAGTTGCCCTAATTGGGTTACTTCCAGTTTTTAGCCATACTCCCTTATATACAAGGTCGGTGGCAGAAACAAGTGTGTCCCGAGATAGCTCTACTAACGCAGGGTTCTGAGTGATAAACGAACCCTTGATTACGAAGTTTCTAGCAAGATAGCGACCTTGAACATCGTAAGAGCCGTCTCCAAAACCTCTTGGGATGTCGGGCATTTCAGGTTCTGGGTGTTGCCACCAACCCTCGATGTCCGAGATGACCCACACAACTCCGTACTCGTCAATGGTGTTAAAAATAAAGTCACCAAGAACAATGTTTGCCTGAAGTTTTAGCTTCTGAATCGGGTCAGGCTGAAGCGGAGTAAGACCCTTGTCTACGTAATAGTTCTCTTGTTCTTGCGTTGCCATTACGCAGCACCCCTTCGCATCATTGAGGCGAGCTCGGTGGAAACCTTCTTGGCTAGTTCACGCTCGTTCATGCCTTCAGACGGGTAGACATTGATTGTTGTTCCCCCGGGTCCGCCTCCACCAGCAAGAGCCATAACAAGGGCTTTATCCCTCTTAGATAGACCATTCTCATCAAGAGGTTCGACACGCTCTGGACGACCTGCCTCAGCGATGCGGGCGAGCGTTCCACCGGGGCGGGGGTAGACGACACCACCAGATGCCAAGTTAATTAACGGAATATCGGGGGTGTTGATGGTGAAACCTTTACCACCAATTCTGAAGAAGTCTGTTACTGCGTTGCTTGGAACTTCTAGTCTCAAGCTGAAGTTGTTCCAAGCAGTAATCATCTTGTTCAGGATTCCAACAAAGCCGTCTTTCAGGAAGTCCCACAACCCGCTTGCTGCATTTTTAAACCTTTGAGGTAGTCCACGGAAGAAGCCAATCAAAGCATCAAGCTTGTCCTTGAAGAACTGATAAACAGTGGGCCAGAGCTCTTTTGCTTTGTTCCACAAAATGAGGATTGGGTGGTACTTCCTAATAAATTCAGCAACTTTGGTAGAAAGGCCGACAATTGCGTCCTTCACTCTTCCGGGTAGGCTAGTAAACCAGCCCTTAATCTTGTCCCAGTTTTCTGTAATGAGACGCCACAAAATCATAACCGGGTGATACTTATTAATAAACTCTAGGACTTTACCCCCGAATTCTTTAATAAAATCTAAAACTTTTCCGGGCAGTTCAACAAACCACGTTTTAATCGCTTCCCAGTTTTCAGAGATAAGTCTCCATATCACCATAATTGGGTGGTATTTATTGATGAATTCGAGAACTGACGTAGCAAAGTCGCCAATTGCACCAATAATTTTTCCACCAACAGTTTTGAAGAATTCTACGATTGCGTTCCACACCGCCGAGACTTTTTCAGAAATCCACGCCATTGCGTTGCCAACGATTTCCTTAATCTTGTCCCAATTCATAACAACTAACGTGACAATGGCAATCAAAGCAACGATAAGCAAAATCCACGGGTTAGCCATCAAGAGCCTGCCAAGGGTAAGGAGGAACTTACCCACAATGGTCAAAATTTTTGCAAAGAAGCCCTTAAGCTTACCCAATACTTTTGCAATTGGTTTTAGGATTGAAGCTGCTGCCCCTTTAAATGCACTGCCAAACGCTTTGAATTTCCCAACAAGTCTTCCGCCAGCACCGGGGACTTTTAGAAGAGCAGTTGTTAGCTTTTCCATTGCTCTCAGGGGGAATAAAATTCCACCAGCAAAGACCTTGAAAGCAAAGAATCCGACCTTACCGAATAGGGCAAAAGCACGAGTAGCAGCAAAAATAGGAGCAACAAACAAGAAGATTTTTTTGACTGTCTCGTTTCCAAAGACTTTATTGACTACCTCTAGACCGCCAGTCAAAATCTCGAAGAAGGTTTGGATAGAACCGCTTTCAGTGAATGTCTTAATAACTTTGGCAAACTCAACGATGAACTCTCCGAAAGCTGGCAGTGCACCATCAATTTCTGCACCAATCTCACCAAAGATGTCAACTGCCTCATTGAGACTGTCAATGAAACTTCCTACACCATCTCCTGCACCAAGTTTAAGAATCTCACCAATAATGTTGCCCAAGAGGTCCAAAACCTTGGTGGCATTCTCTGTTGCCTTGAGGAAGTATTCACCCAGAGAGCCATCACCATTCATGTTTTCCATGAGGGTGGCAAAATCGCTTGATGCTTCTTCGAAGTAAGTAAGTAGTCGGTCTAGGGCTCCACCATTTACGACAGACTCTCCGATAGACCCGAAAGCGTCAAACAGCGTTCCAAAAATTCCGGCTAGCCGCTTAACAATAGTTGCGGCTTCTTCCATTCTTGTTTGAATAGTGCTGAAGTTTCCTTCAGCATCTTTAGCCCAGCCGCCAGTTAGGTCCTCAATCCACTGACCAAACTCTTCGATAACTGGACGACCTGCGTCGAGAAGAGTTAAGAACAGGTCAATAAGGTTTGCAATAGCCCCGCCGAAGTTCTCAATGAGCTTGTCTCCGGTCTTCCAAACTCTCTCAAGCTGCTCAAGGTTTGACTCTTCTGTAACAACATCTGCAATCTTGTTGGCAACATTAGCTAGTGCACCGCCGGTTCCCTCTAGAAGGGGGATTAGAACGGGGAAGAGTTTGTCTATAAGCTTTTGAATTGCTACCTCTAGCCCGGGGAATAGTCCTCTTGCTGCAGCATCTCGAAGTTTTTGGAACTCTTTCCTATTTTCAACAATAAACTCAACAAATTTGCGGGCCTCAGGGGACAGCTCTTGCAGGGCTTTTTGGTAAGCAGAGGCAGCACCACCGGCATTTTTCTTTAGGTCTTCTAGGTCTTTTCTGGCCTCTTTAATAGCATCTTTAAGCTCTTGGCGCTCTTCCTTAATCTGCTTCTTGAACTCTCCATACGAAAGCTCTTTACGTGCTTTAGCAGTATCAATAGTGAGCTTTTCAAAGTCTCGCTGCTCTCTAGACAGGTCAACAAGAGCGTCTTCTTCTGCCTGCTTAGCTTCAGCAGCTGCGTATGAAGCATCCCTGACAGCTTTAGAGCCTTCTACTCCTGCTTTTGTGGCAGCAGCTTCTTCTTTCTTAAGGTCTTGGTTGCGGTCAATGGCCTTGCGTAAGTTGAGCTCTGCTTCGGCAAAAGCAAGTTCTGCCTCCTGCCGAGCACGAGAGTTTGGTGGGAGGTCCTGAACACGCTGGAGAGAGTCACGAGCCTTTTCAAACTCAAGGCGTGCTTTCTTCTCCGAAATAGCACCGCCCTCAAGTTCAAATCGAAGCTGTTGAATTGCCTCTTTAGCGTCTTCTCTGGCCTTTGTAACAGCTTCCTGCGCATCAAGACTTCTCTTCTGCGCTCTCAGGTAGTTCCTGCCAACTCTTTGAAGATTAATCTGCGCATCGGCAAGAGCATCATTTACATCTTGAAGTCTTCGCTGACGCTCGATGTTTCTGTCAGTGATTTCAGCTTCAAAATCTTCTTTAGCTTTTATAGCCTCAGCAAGACGTTTTTGAGCCCTCTCTAGCGCTCTTGCGTTGTTTACACCAGATGCAGTTGCTTTATTTCCCGCAGAAATGGCTTTCCCGACTCCACCAAAAGCCAGAACAGCAGTGAGAGCACCCTGAGCTAGGGCCGCAAGGGCTCCACCCAAAGCAATAGCCGCTGGGGTCGCTCTACTGAGAATCGTAGAGAGAGTTACAAGACCAGCACCTAAAGAGCCGATTGCCCCAACAAGACCGGTAATGATTGGTCCGAGGAAGTAACCAACTTGAACAAGTCTTTGGAACTTTCTTCGAGCGGCCTCTGCTTCATCAGCAAACTTGCCTCCGAAGATTCTTCCCCTACCGCCACCGCCAGAGTTCAACCCCCGGTCGAAGGCGTCAGAGATTCTTGCTCCCTCACGCTCTCCGATTCGGTCAATACCAGAGAACGCACGCTCAATGTCCGGCTTTACACGGTTGGTGATGGCACGAACAATTACATGCGCTTCACCTACAACTGCCACTGTGCCATCACCTCCTGTCTAAGTCTTAATTAAGCGGTGCGTCTAGGTCTCTACCGAATGGCAGAGGACTTTCGGGGTTGAACTCTGTTGGTGGTACGTAGGGTTTGGAAACCATCTGCGCTGTGGGGTCAAACTCATCCACATCTTGACCGCCATAGAACCCATCAGATGGAACATGAGAACCGTCTGCGTATGTCTGGTAATTGCCGCTACCAGAGCCAGAAGTTCCCTTCATCTTGTACTTGTAAGCCCTCCCATAAAGGGACTCGTAGACCACGGTCCTAGACCGAGACTGAGCTTCGGCTTGCTCTGGAGTGGAATGTAGGAGGTCGTCTTCAAACAGATAGTGCAAGACATCTGTCATCTCTTCTGCCTCCATTTCCATCAATCTCAGTCCGCTCATAAGGGCTTTACCGTTTACAAAAGGCCAGAGGTCTATTGCCCACTCAAGGAAGGCTCTGGCTGCTGCGTAGGGCGGCCCGTGTACTCCTCCACGAGCCATGCGGTGATTTCACCAAGGGTCTCAACCGTGACAATCTTTTCTGGGTCCTGAAGAAGAGTGTCAAAACGCTCGTAGCTCTCATCAAGCAAGACGGTGGAGAAAAAGTCATTAATGACCTTTGCTGCACCTGAACCAAGCTCCCCTTCTTCTGCACCAGAAACCATGTCCAAAAGAACCTTTCCTTGGATAGCTGGGCGACAGTGGAACTCTTCGTCATATAGCTTGAAAGAGAGCGGGTCTTTATTAACACCGTCTCCTCCGGCACCGAAGTCCTTGAATCGGTTTGTCATCTTTCTTCCTTATCTGTGTCGTTGAGCATTTACGGGTTTGTAAAAGCTCATTTTTTCTTTGTTATTTTATCAATCTGAGGTTGTCACTAAGGTAGCGATTTGGCTTAGTTCCGGGGTGCCGGACTAGGTGTGTAATCACTAGTTGTCCCTTAGTTTGGAACCTCAGAACACCACCCGGGTTAGTCGGCCTAATAAGGTGAGGCCGAGTCCCCTCGTGGTGCATCCTTGCGTAGGGCAAGGAAGACCCGATTTTTACATACTGACCCCGGGGGTCACGGAAGTGACGCATGTGGATGGAGGCTCTCAAAGCCCCTGTCTGCACGCCAACTTGACGCTTTGCGGCTGCTTTAACAAGCAAACCTTTTCTCTTTAAAAACCGCCCGACTGTTCCACCGGGTTGACGAAGAAATCGGTCTAGAGCTGGTTCATAAAAAATTACGTTTCCCATTACGGAACCGCCATTGTGATGGTCATTCGAGTGTTTTGGAATCCGCCTTCTGGGCCCTCAACATCAACCGTGGCAATAACTCCCAAACCAAATGCCCCATTACCGGCCCATGAATCAAACTGCTGAACGCTTTCCATCAAAATCCATGCGTCGTAAGCGGAGACTGTTGCGCCTTTTTCGATGTTTTCTGCGCTTGGGGGCTGACCGTTCTGTCCAACAATGGGGACGGCACGAGAAACCGTGATGTTGAGTGTTGCGCTACGGGGGTCGTGGCAACGGCGAGGCTCTGTGGCTTCATCGCCGGGAGCGCCAATGTACATCTGAATAAGAGAGACAACTAGCTGTTCGCAATCAACCGCAGGCGGGGCAAGGTTCCAGTACCGCTTTGAAGGAAGCGGCATGGAGTAGGAGTCGTAAGTGTTGACAACTCGGTCTAGAACATCCTGAAGAAACGTAGCGAGGTTCTTTGCCCCATCGTCTACGCCTGATACATCAGCGAACGTTGCCATGTCTTTTAGTTCCTCTCGTCTTTATTACACAATTGCAATCGGTGTAACCCTGTCACCGAGTTGGTAAACCACGTTGCTGGTCAGCATGTGGATTACCTCGTTGACCGCAGGATTGCCAAGACTTGGACGAGTTGCATACAAGTCCAAGATTCCGGGGTCACGGGGTCCAAGAACAGAAAGAAGGTCCGAATAACTTGCGCTTAGTCGAATAGTTTCTTCTGTTCTGTCTAGGTCAGCAGCTCCTTCAAGTGTCAAAGTTTTGGAGTTGTTGTAGCTGGAGATGACTGCGTAGACATCCCACGCAGAATCGTTGAGCAAGAAGTCTCCACCAAACTCATTGAGGTAGTAGACGTTGGTGCCGCCCTCGGTGTTGAAGTAGAGGTCGTAGGCACTGAGTTCGAAAACGGGGCTCTCACCCTGAATGCGACGAGCACGAGGCTGGTCGGGGCTAAAGACTCGGGAGCGAGCACGAGCCTTGTCTGGGTTGGCTGTCTTGAGGAAGAGGTCAACGGCGTACATTCCTGTACGCAACTCATCAACAAAGTCTTGGTTGTCGAGAATGGTATATGTAACACCTTGGCGAACCACAGATGTCACACGCTGAGGCAGACCGCACTCTTCGTCACCTTCGTAAAGCTTGACTAGTTCGGTCGCTAGAAGCCTTGCAGCAGCCTTACCGGCTGTGGGTGGAGGTGTTCCATAGGTGTAGGTCACCTCTACGTTTGTCGCACTCCAGCTAGCGTTAGAAGTGCCGTAGACCGTTGAGTGGTCGGCAAGGTAGTAAGTATCGGGGTCGATGACGTTGCCGTCTTGGTCACGGAGAGCGTGAATCTTGACGACCTTACGACCCCGGAGACGAACCCGAGTTAGAGCATTCGTTCCATCTCCAAGGAAATCTCTATTGGAGTAACGACCGAAGCCTCCGGAAGCAACGTTCTCAACCTGACCATCAATAAGTTGCGGCGTGTAGGTGAGGCGAGAAGACCCGGAGCGGAGGTAGGGGTCGTAGGCAGAGACGTAACGCTCCGTAACTCGGGTTGTCCCCGAAAACTTGCGGCCCGACATGGCCCAGAGGAGGTAAGAAGCAGTCTTTACCGCCTCGTAAGCGTAATCAGAATCCGCATAGACACCTAAGTCATCAGTGTCTACCCACAGATTGCTCATTACGTCTCGCCTCTCTACATAGAAGTTGGGGCGGGCAGGGCCTGAGCGCTAAGCAACACCCATGGCACTCTGCCCGCCCCTTCTAACTTAGGAAGTGGGGTCCTCCGAAGAGGCGATGATGAAGTCAGTCGCCAAGTCGGGGTTGTAGTCATCCGCACCCGGAACGTTGTAGTTCTCTGTGGAGCCTTGGCTCTCGAAGTCAGAGACTGCGAGGTAGCCACGGTTACGAACAACGTCACCAGCTGGGCTGACAGGTGTCGAAGCAACATCAGCTGCGCCGGTCAGTGTGACACGGAAGCTGGTGGTGCTTGGCACCGCTGTGATTGTGTGGGTTCCGTTGAAGTCGCCGTCAACACCAGCGATGGTGACTGACTGTCCGACCTCAAACCCGTGGGCTGTGCCAGTGGTCACTGTGCCGACCTCCGAGGTGATGGACTTGTTGGTCACGGTGTTGCTAGCAACATCGAACCAGCGGTAGAAGCCCTTGAGGCCCTCAGGAGCCCATGTTGCACGGGCGTAGCTGTAGGGGCGCTCTGCACCAACGGGGTACTCCCAACGTCCGTCGAGGCCGCTCTGGAACTGAACGTTCCCGAGGCCGTAGCCTTCGAAGGTGTTGGCGAGGAGGCCGTTCTCAATCACACGGTCACCGCTCTGGCGGAGGCGTGCGTAGGGGAAGACCCAGTAGAAGTATGGGAGTGTGGTGTCCCGCTTGCCGTCCTTGACAGCAAAGGACCAAACCTCAATCGACACACCGTTACCGGAGGGGTCGTCACCAACGCCGGGGGAAGCCCAACCAACGCTCTTGTTGTCTGGCGAAGCGAATGAACCGAAGTTCTTGCGAAGCAACAGACCACCTGACATAAGAGCTGTCAGTTCAGGGTCGGGCTCGCAAATCGCAATCTCCATTGTGATTCGCTTGAGGGTGTCGGGAGCCTTGTAGGAGACACAAATTGTGCCATCCGCAGACTTCTCAACGATTTCGTCACCCTCTTCGTATTCGGGGGTAAATGAGGCTCGCAAAAATGCCGAGGTGGTGTAGCTGTCCCCTGCTCCGTTGAGGAGGTTACCAGCGGCGTCCAGTCGAGTGACTCGAATCGCCACACCTTGGACGCTAGCCGCATAGTCTTGTGTAGCCATTCCAGTGTGCTCCTTAAAAGTTATTACTTAGGCTTAGTCGTTATGATGTCGGGAGTGTCACTCGCATTGCGTAATGCATTGAGGGGTCGGAGTACACAGCGGCAGGCCGGTACGCCTTAATCCTCATGTTGTTTATTGTAACATCTGCGCCCTGAGCCAAGTCTTCGTTTACGACCTCAATCTTGCCGAGGTGAACGTCAACCTTGCTTGTGGCGTAAATCCACTTGTTGGTAGCAGACGCAGCAGCGTTCTGGTCACCAACAGGTCCTGTACCGGTGTACCCGGAACCAATAACAACTTCGGTGCCCAAGCGGGTCATTGCCCGACCGGGCTTTCCGTCTTCGCCCTTTTTGTAGACGAGACGGGAACCCAAAATCGAGGCAACGTCACGAGTCATGTGGATGACTGCGTTCTCTCCTGTTGGAGAATCTGAAATCGCCTCTTCTAGATACATCAGAGCAATCTGCGGTGCAAATGCTCCTGATTGAGGAATTGTTGAAGCACCTGTCTTGGTGAGATACATGTTGTTCTCACCAGCGTCATAGTCAATCGGCGGACCAGCGCTCACAACACCCCGGGCAGCAGAACCTGTCCAGAACTCGTACTCGACGGCCTTTTGGGTTACTGCTTCAAGCTCTTTCTTGACTCGCTCAAACCGGTCCTGCCCCGGAAGGCTGAAGGTCGAAGCAAAGTCCTCAACGTCAATGTAAAACGGCACGTACCGCAGGTAGCGGTCGTCTGCCTGATTGTCGGTGAGTTCACCGTCAGTGACTGTTGCGTCATTAACGGTGAGCAGCCGGACGTATGACGGCATTGAGTCGAACTCTTGGTCAAGACCTCGAACCCAACGCTCGTCATAGTCACGGGCTGTGTGCTCAGTCACCCGGGCGACGCTCAGTAGACCGCAGGGAGCTGGAACTAACTCATTCGCAGGAAAGACTCCTTGGAATTTTGCCATGTTCTTACTCTCCTTTAGCTTTCTGAACGTCGCCCGGTGTGAACTGATTAGTGGTTATCGGCTTAGTACTCGATAGCCGCTGCGGTTGCGCCACCTGTGGTGTCACGCAGGGCAGCAGCCACACCGTTCACGCTGATGGTGCTGGTGATTGCGAGGCCCTCAATGCCGACCTTGGCAACACCCTCGAAGGTCTCAACGAACATCTTGTAGTCGTTGGTACCAACAAGGCTGGAGTCACGGATGATTCCGAGGTCCAGTGTGCCGCCGTCGAGGAACAGGAAGGTACCCTCAGCGAAGAGGTACCACACGAACGAGTCAGCAAACTCGTTGAGGGCACCAGCGCTCTGGGCAGCTGCCACGTTCTGGTCGAGTGAGTAGCTGACGACAACTCCACGAGCTGCCATGTAGCCCTCAATCTCGGCGTAGGCGTTGAGTGTGCTGTCACCGGGCATCGAGAGAGCGAGGTCCGCAGCCATGGCATCCTTGACCCACGAGGGGAGGATGGCACGAAGCGGAGCGTCGGCCTCAAGACGGTGACGGGAGCGGTACGCAGAAGCGGCACGACCCATCTGGACGAGCATGTCACGACCGAAGCCAATGAGGCTTGTGGTGGTAACGGCTGTCGAGCCAGCGGCAATCTTGCCAAGCAGGTACTGCTCTGCCTCACGAGCGTGCTGAATCAGACCGAGCTCGTTGTGGCGAGCAATCAGTTCTGGGTAAGCACGGGTAGCGAGGTTACCGAACTGCAGCTGGAGAGTAACAGCGTCGGTAGCGACGGTGTTCTCAGCAGCGGACGCAACGGTGAGGCTGTTCTTCGCAGCAGGGCTGGGAGTCTCAGCAGCATCGTTAGCGGCAGTCCAAACACCAACAGCATCCGGCATGTCCGAAAGCTGTGGGGGTGTTACGAAGCGGATTCCGCCACGGTCAGCTTGGAAACGAGGCAGAGCGTCCCGCACGGGGCGGTTCGTTGTGCCGAATCCGAAGATGTCGTAACGGGCTTCGAATGGAGCAACGTGCCCACCAGCAGCCGTAATGGCTTCTGGGGAAACGACGTTCTGAATCTTCGCCCAGTTGGACTCAGCGTCAGCGTCGAGGGTACGGTCCTCCGGGAAGGAAGTGGTGAGCGAAGCAACGATGTGCTGCTCCCCATCTCCACCATTCACCCGACGAAGCGAGTGAATGCGCTTAGCCATTGCCTCAGCAACGGCGCTCATGTCATCAAGCGGGCTACCAGCGGTGTACCCCGGAATGTCTGCGCCCGCCGTGATTGTTACGGGAGCGGCTGACTCCGTGGTCTCCAGACGGTGCTCCGCAGGAACCTCGATGTCGAGGTTCTCGTTATCTGCAGCGGCGGTCACAGATGCCTCCATTGTTTCTTGAGCCTCTGGCTCAGTTGTTGGTTCTTGAATTGCAGCTTCTGCGTCGTCAGAAACCTCAGCGGCGGCGTCCTCTTCGGAGTCCTCAGCCTCAGCGGCCTCGTCCTCGTCCGAAGAAGCCTCAGTTGTGGCCTCTTCCTCTACGGAAGCTTCTGCAGTAGCGTCGTCCTCGACAGCGGCCTCGGCCTCAACGGCGTCGTCCTCTGCTTCGTCTTCTGCTGATGCAGTCAGTGTTTCCTCGGCGGGTGCTTCGGAAGCTGTTTCCTCTACAGCGGCTTCGGCCTCAACAGGGGCCTCCACAACTGCGTCGGTTGTTGTCTCAGTTTCAGTCGAGAGCTCTGAACTCGTCTCCTCAACGGCTGACGCTTCGGACATCTTCTTCTTCTCCTCTTCGTCCTCGTCCTTTTCATCGGACTTGGCTTCTGGTTCGGCAGGAGCGTCAGAATCAGCCGGAGCCTCTTCCTTCATCTCCTCATCGGCAGGGGCTGGAGCGTCTGCCTCGGGCTTCTTCTCTTCCTCATCCTTCATGTCGCCCATGGCGGCTTCGGATTCGTCGGAGGAGTCTTCCTCTGGCTTCTTCTCTTCCTCTGCTTCATCCTCAGAAGAAGCAGGTTCCTTTTCGCCATCTTGCCCACGGACACGAGACGCTGCCTCAGCGGCCCGCTGGGCGAGCTCCTCGACTGCGGCTTCACGCTGCTTGAGCTCCGAGCGAACGGAATCAAGCATGTCGGCAAGACTGGTCATAGCGTCAACTGTTTCAGGAGTGGGGTCTTCGTTCTCAACCGTCTCAAATGCGCTGATGATTTCACCTTGAAGCTCGGCAACCTGTTCGTCGCTGAGTTCCGAAAGAGAATTCATCATCTCTTTAATTCGGTCCACTGTCCCCTCCTTAGGGCAGTTAATGAAAAGAACTAGTAGTTCTTATACGCTGAATCAGTCGAGGCCGAGGGACTCCGAGACGCATGGTGCGTGGAGGCACTCCACCTACCTAAATGTTACAACCCCTCAAAAAGGGTGATTGTACGATTTTGAATCCTTTTGTGGCACTTAGGTGAGGAGCCTGAGAAGCTTTGCCATCTCAGAAGAAATCTCGCTCTGGTTGAAGTAATCCCCACCCGACATAAAGGTCTTTAGTTTCTCGGTAGCAATATCGGCATCTTCTTCACCGATTTTGTTTTCTACCTTTTTCACCATGTCTTCCATGAGCTTCTTTAGGGCAGGAGGAACATCTGAGAAACGAATCTTTTCCGCCTGCTTGCCAAAGGCAAATGGCAAATTGGCAATAACCTCACCTAGTTGACGGGAGCTCTCTCGAACGTTCTCTAAAGCTTCAGGATTTAGCGCTTTTGCGTCCAATCGGTCGATAATCCCAATCAAATCCTTGGCTGCTTCGGCTGATTTCTCATAATCCCCGGCGCTATCAAGGTTTTCTGCCTCTTCGACCTTCTCAACCACACGGTCAAGACCGGAGGTTCCTAGGTCATTCTTTAGGCGGGCTAGAACTTTCCTGTACTTTCCAGATGCATCTCGGGGTTGAGTCTGGGGGGTGTACTTACCCCCTTCATCTTTTTTTGCCCGATTCATCCTCTCAACCTTGAGAGCTTCAATCTCTTCTTCGGTGAGGTCGTCAACATCTTCTGCAAATGTCGCAGAGGCGGTCAAACCACGCTCTTCAAAAAGTGCTCCTAAATTTGCAGATTCAGAGGCCAATTCAGCTCTCAAGCGCAAGTCGCTTGCAACATCGTCAATTGTCGATGCTGACTTCCAGTTCTCCGGAATCAGCTCTTCCTTGCCGAGGGCACGAGCACGCTTACGAATGTGAGTGCGAACCTTGGCTCGGTCTTCTGGGTTAGAACGACCGTAAGCCGAGATTGCGTTCTTTAGGTCTGACTCGTTGCGGATGGGGTATGAACCATCGGGAAGGGCTTGACCCTTCTTTGCCAGACCCTTGCGCTCGTCCTCGGTGAACTGCTTGAACTCAGCAACAGCGGCGGCGGCAAGAGTGCGCTCTTGAATTGTCGCCTCTGCACCGTCTGAAATGAACTCACCAAAGTCTTCGGCAGAAGCGTTCTTCCACTTCGACGGGATGAGGTCAATGCGACGAAGGGAACGAGCCCGACGCATGATGTGCTTGCGAACCTTGCCCTTGCTTCCGGGCTTGGCACGACCGTAGGCACGGACTGCATTGCGTAGGTCAGTAGCGTTGCGAATCGGGAAAGACCCGTCATCAAGAGCTTTGCCTTCCTTGGCAAGACGAATACGAACTCGGCGGGAAATGACAGCGAGCTCATTCTCTGGGTCATCATCCAGCATTTGAATCATGTATTCCCAGCCGTTTTCATCGCCCTTGTCTTCGTCCTTGGCCTTCTTGACCTTGGCGGCAAGTTCTGCGTGCTTGCTTGCTAGGAGTGGCTCTTCGATTCGAGCGATGCGCTCGGTCAAATCTGAAAGCGGGTCATGCTTTAGTTGCGCCAAAACGCTTGCACCAGCAGCAACTAGGGCCATGACCTGTCCCGAAGCAACCCTTGCACGGGTAATCGGGAATCCCGGAACATTGACCTGACACACAGCAACTAGCTCAAGGCTTCCCTTGATTGGTCGCCAGTCTCCAGAAGGAGCCGATGCACGGGCAGCACGGATTTGCTCCGGGGTGGTGCCGGGACGCAGAGCACCAGCTACCCAGATTCCGTAAGCGTCCTCGCCAGCGTGGACATCGGCAAAAGCGGAAGCTGTGTCGTCATAGTGCTTAGCGGCTGCAGCAGCGTCAGCCTCTAGACCGGCGTGCCCACCAGCAAGAGTGAGCTGACCGACCGGAACAGTGTCACCCTCAGCGGTGTGGATTGTCCCGGTGTGGAAGTAGGCGTACTTGCTACGGCTACGAGGAGGCTTTGTTCCAAAGCTCATTCCGATGTGGTCAACATTCCAAGCGGCGATATGCCCGAATACACGACCCTCATCAGTAATTGTTAGGGGTGTTGCCTTCTTCAGTTCGGGGTTCTGGAACCACTCTTTTGTCGGCTCAACCGGGATTGCGTCAGCAACCATTCCGCAAGCAACTAGGGCGGAGGCATCCAGAGGACTAACCCCCTCAACGTAAACTCCGTCTGGTACCACTTCGCCCTCCTGAGCTTCTGTATCTTCTTCAATCAATTGAATAAAGCATTCTTGGAACGCAGGCTTAGGAACGATTGTCACCGCCATAACCCGTGCGCTCGTGATATTTATTCTACCTGAACCCATTTTCTTCGAGTCGTCTTCGCCGTCCTCGGTTAGCTCAGGAATCTCTGGCTCTTCTGCCTCAAACTTGTCCATATCAGCGGACACGCCACGGATGAAACCGTGACGAACAAGGCGCTCTGCTTCTTTGCCGAATTCTCCGCTATCAAACATTCCGTAGGCATTTCCGATGCCTTGCTCGGTTTTCTCCATGTGGGTGATTTGTCCGACTACAACAGAGCCATCATGGCCCTGACCTGTCTTGATTTGCCACAGCAGAGGAAGAGGTAGGTCTCGGATTTGTATTGAGTCCTTCTCGAAAATACGACCGTCACCGGACTCAAGCTCTTCTGGGATTACCAGTGGAATAACAAACTTTGCACCGTGGTCGGTGGGCTTTGCTGCTTCCCGACCGGCAAGGCGTGAGCGAGCGGACTCGGCACGAGCTCGAAGCGTCAACTCACCAATAACTTGCTGTTCTGTCTTAAGAGTCTCGATATCCGCAGAACCACGGATGCCCTTCTTCTTTTTCTTGCCAACGTTGTACTTGGACCCGGGCCATACGCCAGTCATTTCTTTGTGGCGTAGGGCGCAATAACCCTTGGCACGGGGGCCCATGTACTTGCGTAGGTAGCGGTTGCATCGGGTCCAGTCGCCGGGTGTGTTCCAGCGAATCTTGAGCCCACCCTTGCCGATAGTCCAGTAACGGCGCAGTTTTTCAGCATTCCCACGGTTGCGGTCAAGACCACCAGCAGCCTGAATGGCAGCAATGATGGCGTTGTTTGTTAGAGCAATATGGCTCGGTACCAGAATGCCTGACGCAGCTACGGAAGTGCTTCCATCAACCTGCTCTGTTACTGCAGCAAGGTCTTCTTGATTGAGAAGAACAACCGGAGGAGGCGTTGGGCTCTGCAGGTCACGAGCAATCTGGTCGTTGCGCTCCCACTTCTTGTTGCGACGAATAAATGTCGCAGGGGTACGAGTCTTCTTGCTAGCTGGAATCATGCAGACAAGTTCCATAACAGCCTGAGGGTCATCAGGAGAGACAATTGCCATGTAGAGAGGAGCAACATCGGAAGTCTCTACTGTTAGAGAGGTGTCATCTTCTGCTGCAGCAGTGACTGCTCCTGATGCTGTGAGTCTTGGTCTGTACCAACCAAGTTTTCCACCGCTTCCTTCGGTTAGTGCCCGACCCCCCTCGTACCACTCACGAATAGCAGGCGATGTCTCGTAAAGATTGGGGGCAGTAGCCGGGTTCCACTCTGCACGGTTTGTACCGTCTACGTTAGTTGTGCTTCCTGTTGCTTCGTAGTAGCGACCAAGAGCGGTGCTGATGTCGGGCGGGCTCTTGTATTGAATGGGGGGAACCGGGTCTCCGGAGTAGTCAGGAGACATGCGTTGGTCTGCAACCCAAGCCCCCCAGTCGTTGACCATGGTGTTGACCATCGGCGCTGTTAGCGCAGGCAGACGACCCGGGAGTTGAGCGGTCGGCTGGTCAATCGGAACACGAGGCTCACCAAGGATTCCGGTGAAGTCAAGGTTCGATGCCGGAAAACTGTTGGTGATTGGCTCAAACGTGCTGACTTCTTGAACGGTGCCACCGGGAACGACAACAGTTTCGCCGTTATCCAGCTCAACACTTACCTCTTGGCTGTCTGGGTTTAGCGCAGTGATGTTGCCCTGATAATTAGCATCGCCACCAATGATGACTCGTTGACCCATTTCAGCGAAGCGACCAAGCTTGTCACGCACCTGTTGAGACGCAGCCTCGGAACGCTCTTCTGGCGTGTACTCTGCATCACCCTCTTCGGCAAACTCCGATTTATTTACGGAAATGACGGAAGCCATGAGACCGCCAAGGTCGTCTTCATAGTCGGGCAGCTCATCTGATGAGTCATCGCTCAGTTGGTCAAGAAACTCCCAATCAAGTTCAGGGATTGCGCTCTCGAACATGGTTGTCTCTTCAAACTCAATCTTCTTGAGATGAACAACTTCCATGGGGTCGTTGTCGAGCATGGCTGAAATCTTGAGAGCAGACTCACGGTCCACGGACAGGTGCATCTTGTGGCAGCGGTCGTATGGGTCATCAAGAGTCTTGTCGTAAGTCTCAAAATCGTGGTTGATGTTCCCGAGGTCATCCCACGAGCCGTCATCCCACACAAAGACAGCGCCATCTTCATCTACCTTGTAGAGACGGTCGATGCCTGAGCCGTCAAGACGTACACGGATGAAGAAGTCTGGCTCCATCATCGAAGGACGGAACGAGTCAACCTCTACACGCTGTGCGTGCGAGTAATCGTCCATGCCATAAGACGCAATGATTGCTGCGCTCTTCTTCTTTTTGTTCTCACGCTCAACGATTGCGGAGGCCCAACGCTGGGCAGCATCGCCGCCCCAAAGAGCCCAAGCGATACGACCGTTAGATGGGTAGTTGTCTTGTCCGGGCTTGTAGCCCTTGCCCTTTTTATCTACCTCGTGACGAGGAAAGTACTTCGCAATGTGGCGGACCTTCTTGATTCCAATTTGTCCACCCTTAGCAAGAGTGCGAGCGGTGTTCATGCCAACAGGAGTGCCACCACGCTTCTCCTCCTTGCGCCACGCAAGACCACGCTTGGCTTCAGCAATAACGGCATCGGGAATCGTGTACATCCGGTCGTTAGAAGCAAAGACCTTAATGTCGAGGTCTGTGACGGCAGCGTTTGCTAGCTCGGAAGCAGCCCTCGTTGGCTCGCTCCCGTGCTTGGTCCACGAGGCAGAAGCGACCAAGGAGTCAGCCTTATCTACGAGCACGACTTCGTTAGTCGTCTCGTCAACTACTGCACCAAGCTCTTCATTGACGAAGAGCGTCTGATTTTTGTTTCTGCCGACGTATTCCACGGTTACTCGTCTTCCTCTTCTGGGAGGGCGTACTCCTGCAGGTCGTCGTCCTTCACACCCTCACCAGTATCCCACTTTTCAATAAGGGGCATGGACTTGCTGGGGTCTAAATCTATGATAGGAAGGTCCTCAAACTGATTATCAGTCTCTTCGTAGGCAACAACCCACTTACCGTCTTTACGAAGAAAACTGCCCAGACCGCTAACCATGTACATGAGGTACTTGACTTCTCTGGTTTCTGGGTCGAGAAGAGCCTCTAGTTGCTCAACACTACTCGCCATCTTCGGACTCCTCTTCTGCTTCTTCGTTGTCATAAATCATTCCTGTACCATCGAGAAGGTCTTTGTCAGAATCCTTTACGGCTCTGACAACGTAATCATTTCCTTCCCATTCGTACTGAAGTTCCCCTTCGGGAGTTACGGTGATTTCTTCTCTTCGGATGTAGAAATCGTTTTGCCTATCCCCTGTGGCAATAGACAGGTAGGCTTCTTTGTCCTCATTGTCATACCAAAATGTGACTGAGCCAGTTAGACGACGGTAAGAGTCTTCGCCCATTTTCTGTAGGACAGCTTGTTCCTCAAAAAACGTTTCTACTTCGTATGCCATGTCTCTATCTCCCTAGTCCGCTTTTCCTATCAAATCTTCAACCTTGTTACCGTGAAGCTCTGTAATACCTGCCTGAGTCAGCTTCTCCAAAAGAATCTTTCTGGTTTCGGAGTCCATATCAACAGTGGCTAGGTCAGCCCAAGACAGATTCTTTTTGTAAAGAACTTCGTGAAGATTCTGGTAGAACATCTTGATGTAGTCCTTGTCTTCTGAAAGTTCTCCATACTTGTCGCTAGCATTGCTATAGAAATCAAGTCGGCGCATAAGTTTCTCAGCGGGGAAGTAGAACTTTAAGAACGCACTACTTGTACTGCTTCCCTTTTTGACATTCGATGTCTTGCTCGTAAAGATGTAATCAGCACCGGCTCCAGACAAGTCTGCTGTACTAGACATTCCGGATGTGTTAATCCCCTCTGTCCAACGAGCAGTGGTGGAGTACAAGCCTCCGCCTTCGGTGGTGAGAAGCTTGAAAATCATGTCAGCACGTTTTTGAGCTGATGAGCTCAAGTTGCCTGAGTACCAGTTGTGGACAAAGGCTTTAGTGCCAGTGTCAGATGCAAGTTTGTTCGCCACTGACTCCGGGATGAGGTACATAAACTTTCCTCGTGAGAACTCGTCAACTACAAGTTCCATGTCGTCAGCAGTGAATCCCCACTTGTTTTCAATTTCTTCTAGATACTTCTTACGAAGTTCTCCGGCATAGTTCTTTGTACCATCAGTGTTGCGACCAAAGATGGAAAGCATCTTGTTTTCCTTGAGACCCCGAATATCTGCTTCGGTTGCTGGTCGAACACTCTTAATTACTTCTAGAGACTCAAGAGCTTCAGCAATATCCTCAGCCGAAGAGTCAAGGGGCATGTCAATGGTCAGTCTGTTGTGCAGAGAAACCGGTCCATTATTTGAGCCGCCCATCTTGAAGAAGTTAGGGCTCTTCTCGGACTTGTTTCCTCGGAGGAAACTGAAAACACCCTTACCAGCTTCACCGCTGTAGGTAGTGCCCTTGCCGTAGTAATCAATATTTGAGGAAGACCACATTCCAACTTTTTCGACAGTTCCGTCTTCCTGAGTCTCGTACTGAGGCATCTCAAGGGTGGGGGTTCCGGTGCCCTTGTACTTCTTAGCCAAGATATTTCCAGCCCAGTCGGTGAGCTTGAAAGAAACCTGCAGTTTCTTCTCGCCATCAACCGTAACTTGGGTCACACGCATTTCTAGGTCTTCAATTGCACCATTGTCAGTGAGAACAGACGCACCGTTTGCAGCGACATTCGGAGTGTCAGATGTTGCTTTCTTAAGTGCAGCAGTCAAGCTAGGAACGTTTTCGTAGGGGCTTAGGTCCCAGTTGGGGGGACCCTCTGGCTCCTCGACCTCAAACCCGGGTCCGTTTACATTTTCCTTAGCTTTAAGGTCAGCAACTTCTTGTTCCAGCTGCTTCTGCGCTTTGTCTGCTTCGATTTGCTTTAGAGCATCGTCAACAGGAGTTGCGTCGTAGTCAATTCCCAGTTGCTCCTTTGAAGTCTTTCTACTTACAGACTTCTCTCGGCTGTATACCGACTTAGCTCCGAGCTTCTTGCTTTGACCAGCAAGAGGCCCATCAAAGAAGGTCACATCAACTTCATCAGAACTTGGGTATGTCTTCGTGACAATCCCGTGGCTGTTGAGTTCGGGGTCGGCTCC